CTCCTCATCACCAGGTAAGAAACCTATGTCTCTTGTTGGTAATAATGAGCGAACAATATATACTCGTTCTCTAGGTGATTTAGGATCCAACACATCTTTTAGTGCATTATATAACGCAACAAAAGTTTTACCTGTTCCTGCCACACCATAAAGAAAAAGGTTTTGACCTTTCTCATAAGAAGCGAATACCTCTTTTTGATTATCGGTTATTGGTTTTATCGTATTTAATTCGTTTGACGATATATTTAATTTTTTTTTACTTACCATAATTTTTTCACCGTTTTAATGAGTGACAACTCAGCTTACAATTCGGATTCTGTTTACCAGTATATGATATTCCTACCAATGTGCTGTTGTCTATCTACTTCTATTTATATTTTTCCCTTTGCTCTGGCTCTGTGTTTTTCAAGAACCTGTTTTGTTTTCGCCTCTTTTATACCTTTTCGTCTATATCTATCTGCAAGTGGACTAGTTGGATGTTTTTCTGCAATACGATTTAAATGATCTTTCCAACCACTATCCGTCTTACTGTCAATTTGACCTACGTTTGATACAATGTTCATTTGTGTAGGTGGCATTAAAGTAATATGTTTCTTTTTTATAAACTTTTCCATATCAGAAATAGTCATATAATCTTCAAATTCAGTTTTTGTTTTACTATTAAAAAATCTATATGTGGGCATAATTTGTTATCACCTTGTCTAGTATATAATACCATATACCATTTACTGCTGGTTCTACTAATGCAACTGTTCCTGCCTCAATCCAGTTTGAACCTGTTAATGATTTTACCAAAAACATAGCGATCAAAATATGTCCACAAGTGTAAACTGCAGCACGACCTAAACTTGTTCTTAAAATACTTTTCATGACCAACCTATTGTATATATGATACAAGCAATAATGAATCCAATCCACAATATTCCTTTGATCACATTAATCATTCGTGTTCCCCACCAGGATCATTGTCTGGTAATTTAACTTTGTATGGATTGCCATCCTTATCTCTATACACTACATACTCACGGGTTCTACCATAACTATGATAACCCCATTTATATTTTTCTGCATATTTAAATGTACCTACTGTAATTACAATTGCCATTATAAAAAATAAATGAGCAAATGCACTTATACCAAAAACAAAAATACTCTCAGCAATATATAAAGCAAATACAGCTGACCATATAAATGCTAATACTTGCATTGTCATATGTCTCACTTGTAAATCAGGTATGTGTCTTAGTGGGTTTCTCTTATGGTTCATAACACCTTCCCAACTATCGTAAATAAATTGTCTCATAGTCCCTCTATCTCATATTTTCTAATTACATTTTTTGTAGGTATCACCGTTGTGTTACCACCGTCTGCTAGTTCACCTTTTTCATCATAATTATAATCTGACATAAGAATATGTACCTTCTTATCTTTTTTAACTAACCAACCTGTCGAAACACAGATTGCAGGTTTAGATGATTGAATATCTTTTAAATCACGCCAACCACTATCGCTTTGTATATCTTCCCAATATACCAAATAAAATTTGTAATGAAATGGTATTGGTGGTTCGTTTTTATGAAATTCTTTATGTTTACTTTTGTTTGTCACTTATCTTTTCCCCTATTGCATATATCATTACTGAAATGAATAGTAATGTTAATAATATAAATCCTAATAATATATTTGTAATCATATTAATATCCTATCGGCGTCTGCATTTGTTCTAAACCCTCTGTAAACCATTTAGGGGTTTCTCTCTTTGACCATTTTGCAAAATAGGCCTTAGCAACTATATAGTAATTTTTATATGATTGTAAAGAATCACCAGGCACAATACAATCTGGATAATGTTTCATTGCAGGTGGTGGGTCTTTCCAATCTGTCACTGGTATTTTATTAGGTGCTCTCTCTAATAATTGATTAAGTAATACGTTGGTAGAATGAACCTTACCATACCTGTGTGTATATTCATGACCTAGTTTTTTAAATAATCTATATAACCATTGATAATGTAATTTGTTTTCTCTAACCCAAACTGCTGAAGGATGATTGTAATGACATGCCTTGTAAATAACTTTATCTGCATTTGGGTTTTCCAATCTGTATCTTTTTATTTTTCTATTGTTTTTTGAATAGTCTGTATATTCAATACCATCTAGCATTCTGTGAGCTGTGGATAATAATTGAGCATATTCGACAATCATTTTTACTACATGTTTATCAACATGTTCTTTTGCAGCTTGTTCTGGATCTCGGTGTAGAAAAAATATATTCATTGATACTCCTTTTAATAATATTCAACGTTTAACATCATAGCATATAATTTATGAAACCAAATATATTTCATATCTTCTGGTGCATTGTTATATGCATATTCCAGTTTTGAAACTCTTTCCCAAAATAAATTATAGTTCATATTTTCCCTCTATGTTATATTTAATTACTTGTTTTACTAATTCAGTATATGAATCCTTTGTGGCATATTGTTCTAGTGTGTCAACCAATGTATAAACATCAGCATTCTGGTTTCTTAACTCTCTAAATTTTTCATATGCGAATACTGTGTTTAATATTCTAATGTAATCTTTTACACTATCACATTTATTTTCATAAACTTTTACACCCCAACCAATCCATTTGTTTTGATCCCATGTTACAGGCAATAACCATTTACTATCTTTATTGAATGTACGAATACCAAATAGATTATTACCTTCGTTGGCAAATCTACTTGTACCCCAACCTGTCTCTAATGCTGATTGAGCAATCAGTATTTCTTTTGGTACATGTTGTGATTGTGGTAGGTCTTTGTAAATATAATCTACACAAGCATTTAAACTTGAAACAAATGTATCTTTATTTGTCGTATCAATAATTGGTTCTAATTCTACCATTGACACTTTTTCAGCAGGCACTTTGATTACAATTTCAAGTGGTACAGAAACCACTTGTGTATCTTTGTGCTTTATTTCTGTGAACGCAACCAGATAACAACCTGCAATTGCGATTAGAGATAATATTATTTTCATAGATAACCTCATGTATTATTTATTTGAATAGAGAAAGTCCTCAATTTCAGACCATGCTTCTGCTTCGCTGTCATGCCAAGAGAAACCTACAAAAGACCAATCAACGTTTAAAGTCTTAGCATATTCTAAAACCTTTGAAACGGATTCGCCAGATTTAACTTTAGCGACAAGTTCATCTAAGGCTTTTTCTGCCTCGTCCCATAACCAATTTTTAGTTTTACTCATAATGTATATCCTTTCTATTATCTTTCGTAAATTGCAAATGTTGTAGCATAATTCATATGCATATAAGAGGGATGTCGTCTGTAATTAAATGATGACGGTCCTCTGTATCTATATCTAATATTCATAGCATTTTTATGATTAGATATTTCTTTAAAATATTTTAAGTATTTGATTGGTATATTTTTTGCAAGAGCACTCTCACTCGTAGGTGCAAGATATTTTAATAATAGTGGGTTCACTATTCTATTAAAGATTTTTTTTCGTCTGTTCATAATGTATCCTTTCGATTTCATAAGACTATATTACATGGATTTACTGCAAAAGTCAAGGCAAAAACCAAAAAAAACCAAGAAAAAAACCCTTGTTTTTCAAGGGTTTTCGTAAAAAAATAGAGGGGTGCGACATCCTGTCACAGGGTTTTTATGAGTTTTTTCTCATAAAATCGTCATTCCAATCAAAAGCCTCTTTGACTAGATTTGCGGTTAACCCTTTATAATGTTTATTTAATTCACCATCTTTTGCCCATATTAATAATTTTGCTTCTTCTTCACACAAACCTTCAAGCATTTGAATAAACATATTATCTCTTTTCATTTGTGATAATTGTGGATTACCACCTTTTAGAAAATGGAACATTCTCTTTACTTCTTGTTTTAACCATGTATGCTCTGTGCCTACAGGTGCCTCGTTTGGTTTATACGGAGGTGCGCCTTCTGGCATTAACCATTCTAGTGTTGGACTAAATGCACCTTTTAAAAACATTCTTAATTCATTTGTATCGTATCTTCTTAATACTTCAATCTTCTTAGGTTTATCTTTTGCATTATTAACTTTTGTTAATATTTCATGAAAAGATAAATTATAATTTTCTGCCATTTTAAAACTCCTCTATTTTTCCTATCAATTCTTTCAAGTCATGTTGTATCATATAAGGCAAAATTTTACTGCGACTTGTTACAGTTGCCTTTTCATACTCTTTATATATATCTGCTTGAATATCATCAGGTATATAATCAAAGTCTATAAGTCTTTGGTTACGCTGAAAATTTCTATAATGATATTCATTACAAAAATCTTGTGGATCATTACCTCTCATCAGACTATCAATCCAACCTGCTAGTTTTTTCTTAGATACAGGTTTCTGTTTTATTCTATTAACAAATGTGTCATCTGGTGATAAAAAATTTGGTATGCCATCAGAGGTATCACCTCTTAATACATGCTCATAAACATACTCTTGTGGACTATCTGTTTCTATGAATTTTTTTTGTATAGGTGAGTATTGATGTACATTTGGATATTTCTGTAATTGTTGAAAGTCTTTGTCACCTGATATTATTAAATATTTTTCAAAAGGAATTGGTCTTCTAACTGTCTTTTTAATTATGACAGCAATGATATCATCTGCTTCGACTTTATCTAACTGCACAACCTTATATGGAAAGTTATCTCGTAATTCTTCTTTTATTGTGTGAATTAAACCAAAGACACTTTCCCAATCCTTATCATCATTATTTCTACCTTCTCTACGTTTTGCTTTGTATTGTTCAAAGATATCTCTACGCCATGGATCTGGTCCATCAACACATATAATAATCTCGCCTGGATATTCACTTTTAAATCTGTGTATATAACCTCTAATAGAATTAAGGATCATATGCCTAACCATAGGTATGGATAAAACATTCTTGTCCTTACTCATAGCAAGTTGTACAGCAATGTTAGAAATAGCGACTTGGGAATAATCAATCAGTATCATTTAAATCAATATCACTTTCAAATTCTACAACATTTTCTTCTTTCACAGGAACCTTAACAATCTCTGTACCTGAATAATTAACAACAGAATATTTCCTACCTTTAACTTTTTCAACATACATCATTTTATTTGTAATATCATGAAATGGGTGTTTTAAATCAAACTCACGATAGATCATAGCACGAAACGCCTCTAGAAATATTCCTACATCTAAAAATGTTTTTGTGCCTTTTGCTGAACCAATCTCTAAACCTTCTGATTGTAAAGATGATATTATTTGAATAACGGTATCATCTGCTAATGAATCAGCAAATTTTTTAGATTGATGATCTGCAATAGTCTCTCTTGATTTCGTTTTCGAAACAGGAACTTCCGCACCATCTGGAAACGATAAAACTCTACCCATGTATTATTTCGCCCTTAAAGTTCAATTTACCTTCATTGATAAAATGTTCTCGTAAGTCTGTGTATCCGCCAATGAGAGTATCGTCTCTCATTATCTGTGGCATTGAACGGACTTGTTTGCCTATCATTTCAAACATTTGTTCAATAGTAACTTCGTATTCTCCGTCACTACCTGTCATGCCTGAAGATAGTTTATATTCCTCATACGGAATATTTAATCTGTCCAACAATGCCTTAGACTTTGTACAATATACACAGTTAGGCTTTGTAAAGACTTTGTACATATTATAAAATCTCCTCTTCAAATTTTTCAATAGACTGGTCCATAGTCTCTTTACTATTTATACTGTGTTGTAATGCGATTTCTTGTTGTATCATATCATACAATTTATTAAATTCGCCCATAGGTAATTTTAGGCCTATGTAAACTCTGTACTCACCTAATGATGTAATAGTAACAACAGTTTGCCAGTTCTCATAACCTTGAACCTTAGTGTTCTTAATTATGTTAATAGTGGTAATTTCTGTTTTAGACACAGCTGTTTTATTACCTGTACCTATTTCTGCATTACCAATTTCTGTTCTATGTAATGATGATTTCTCATTCATTTCACCATGCATAATATCAGCAATTTCTGCCTTAGCAATTAGTGTTGCTTTTTCTTTTGCAAGTTGTAAGTCAGGACTAGTTGATGTGCCTGCACCATAGATATAGTTTTTATCCTTTTTCTTATTAGGATATTCTAAATACCAATCTGGAACAACCTCAGTAAGATTACTTCCGTTGGATTTTTCTGTTTTTATCTTTGTGGTATTACTACATGAAATAGCAAATAAAGATAAAATTAATAATAGTATTATATTTTTCATATATCATTCACCTCCTTAAATTGATTTAATATATTTGCAGCGCCATCCCATATGGTAAACACTACTTCAGGTCCATAGACGCTTACAATAACATAACCAATCACAAGACCTAATATAAATTTAATCATGGGTACCTCCAAGTTCCATCTTTATTTAAACATACCTTTTTTGGTAGTCCAAATATATTTTCACCTTTTACATAACGACAATATTCTTGTTCAGATACGCCGGCATAATAAAATTCAGCAAATAGTTCCCAATAACTAGGACCTACATTACCGTCTCTACACACCATTTTTGTTTCGACTAATGTCTCACCATCAGGTGTATAAATCTTTTGTATAACACATTCACTTTCCATTGTGTGACCATGTGCTTTATTTACCATACTATAAATACATAATATAGTAATAACAATTGCAAATAAAAATGCATAATTTAGTGGTCTCATAAAACTCTTTCAATTACTTGCCATCTACCATCAGGCATTTGACATGCCTTGCCAAATTCTGTACTTCTATCTAAAGAACCTATACCATTCATAGGCCAAGTGTCTTGAATAGATACAGTTGATGTATAATCAACACATTTAAAATGGTTCTCTATATATGATCTCGTAATTTTGATATCACCATGATTACCTGTTTTAGGATTATGCCATAGTAAATAAGTTGATTTACCAGAAGGCATATTATTTAAATGATCTACAAACATTTGACTATGTACAGTTCTATCACTCATAGAACCACAACCAATTAATAGAAATAGTAATGATAAATTAAATAAGTGCTTCAAGTTCTTCCTTGGTTAATGGTTTATCATCCATAGTAGTAACTTCCTCTGTACCACCATCAGACAATATGTTCTCGTCTTTGTCTTTTTTAATTTTGTAAACAGGCCAAGACTTTGTGCCTTCGTGACATTGTGCAAGATTTTCCCACTTAACATCATAAGGTAAATTAAGTTGTGCCATTTCTCTTAGAAACTTTGCTTTCTCAGCACCTGTCTTGTAAGTATTAAATTCTGCAATGATAGATGGCATTGATAAATCGTTGTCTAGTATTATTTGTTTTCTTGTTTTCTTTGTCATAATGTATTATCTTCCTATATCTTTAATATTTGATTTAGTTATTACTTGGTACGCACCTTTATTGTAAGCAGGTGCAACAGTAAACTTTTGACTTTCTTCTAGTCGCCAATTTCTGTTGGGTTTAGTACCACCATTACCCATTCTTGGTTCACTTTCTACAACAGGTTTTCTTTTCTTAGTTGTATGTTGATATTCTTTTGTTGCCCACCAATCAGGTACAACACGAAAATTCTTTTTACTAATTTTTCTGTCAGGATCAATACCCAAAGATTTAAGATACTTTCTTTGTTCTTGTCTTGCCTTTAATAAACTATCTGTAAGAGGTAATCTGTTTCTCTTTTTCTTCTTAAATGATGTATAAAATATTGCCATGTTTCTATATACTATCAGGAATTAACTGAATTGTCAAGGGTTAATTTTTGTTGATTTACTTGATTATTTCGTCTTTCGTACTCTGCTTCTATCATTTCTTGGGTCCAATCTTTACCATACCATGTATAATAGTCATCATAATCTTTTACTAACATGAATTGATTTTTTTGTCCATAGTCATGGTAATAGTCTTCTTCTACTGGTACTAAACCAGAAGGTCCCATGTAACTATCAGGATACACATCTTTATATGTTTTGAAATAGTCTTCATCATCAACAATAAAAACTTCTGATTTATAAAACTGTTTAGGATCAGATTTGAAATCTCTTTTTGCTTCATAATCAGCATACGATTTGTCTGCGTTCTCTTTCATTTCAGAAAGTTTGCCACTCATAAAACCTATTTGTGAATAATCAATATTTCTATACAAGGTCCAAGTATTTGCAAAAGTACCAACACCATCTTCGTAATCCCAATAATGTCTAGAGTAAACTACATGAAACATTAGTTAACCACCATGTAAACAATTGTAAATATAACTGCAATTGCAATTACTTGTGGAGAGTATTTCCACGCAAGTCTCATTGATCCTAATACTAGAGCAAAAACTAATCCTACAATTAAACCTATAACTGTAAGAGCAAATAGTATAAACAATCCGTCAATCATTACTGACCTCCTGCCATTAAGTGAAGAACATACCACCAAGTATATTCTTTTGAGTTCTCAACACCAAACATCCATAAAGTGTCGATAAATCCTAGACCAATTAAAGTCATAAGACTTAAAACAAAATATTCTGATTTTGTCATTATAGTAACCTCCATGTTTCAGACATTGTATTATAAAGTTCTTCGTTCTTTTGAATAATGAATTTCATTTCGTCTCTAGGGAAACTATCTAGACCGTCAATAAATTTTGCAGCAGCAACAAATTGATTGCCTTTGATAAGACCTGCTGCGGTCTCGTAATCTTGACCATCAAGAGGAGTGTGTCTCATACTATCTAATTCGTAGATAGTGTCTAAATTTGATACGTTATTCATAATATAGCCTTTTGTTTTCATAATATAGATATACACTACACGGAAAAGACTATAAAGTCAAGAAAATAACCAAATTAATTTAAAGAAAAAACCCTTATTTTTCAAGGGTTTATATAGGGTGCGACAATCTTGACCAATTATGTTCTGGGTTTGTTCTTACTTTATAGACAGATTTACAACAATTGTGACCCTTAATTCGTCACTCTCAAAGGGTGGCACCTCATGAACAACGCAAGAAGGTGTAATTAATAAATCATTTTCTTTTGTAGGTACCTGAAAGTATGGTAATTGATAACTATGTTTCTCGTTTCGTATATCTAACTTTTTGTAATAGTCTGGTCGTATATACTTAATACTGTTTGCCCATTGATGTGAATTATAAAATGTTGTTGTGCTATGTTTTCTTGAATTAAATTTTGCATAGTGAATACAAGTATAATCACTATCACCTATATGATCATGAGCTCTCATATATTGTTGTGATTTCATCGCTGTG